TACGTAGAGCGCCTCGTCGTCGCTGTCCAGGTCGTCCGAGAGGATCAGGATGGCGCAGCGCTCATCGATCTCGACCCGGGCCGGAGTGAGGCTCACGGCACGGTCGACCGGCCGACGGGCGGAGTGCTCTTCCTGCGCCTTCGTGTAGAGCGTGCTGTCCAGGCTGGCGTCGGACGTCCGCACGATCTCGTAGTAGATGTTCTTCTCCTGGACCCAGCCGACGATGGCGGTGACTGCGGGGGAAGGGGTGGCCTCCTCCACGAACAGCATCCAGAACTCGTCGCCGGACGCCTCTGCGGAGTCACGAAGCGAGCGAAGGGTACCGAGGACTTCCTTCTGATTGTGGTTCCCGTTGCCGATCAGTGTGTACAGCACGATGAATGCTCCTATGTGTTATCGATTGGTGCGACGACTGACAGTCATCAACGTCTCGTCCCGCTTCAGAAGCAGGAGGTCGTCCAGGCGCTGAAGGAAGAGGACGATACCTGCAATCGCCAGCGGCGACCACCATGCCCACCCGTACTCGTCCCAGGTGGGGATCACGATGCCGAGGGCGACCCCCAGGGAGATGATCATCCAGAACCACTCGGGCGCATCGACCTGGAACTTGACCACCGTGATGATGGTGAAGATGGCGAGTGCGGCGACGATGCAGTCCACGGGTTCCTCTCAGGGGGGCGTGATCGTAGGGCCCCCTACAGAAGGTGTCAAGGCTTCGGGACGAGAAGGAAGTCCAACTCCTCATCGATGACGTTCGGCTGGGTCCCGGTGATCTGGGCCAGCGGATAGTAGGCGTCCCCCTGCCAGTTGGTGGGCGTGAACGTCGTCACCGCATCCCAGTGGGCGATGATGTTCGCCCCCGTCGGGGCCCACTCCTCGACCAGCCCCGGCTTGTAGACGTCATCGAGGGTGTCATAGTCCCCCATGAGGCGGTATCGGGTGTTCTGGTAGTTGCTGTACCAGAGGGAGAAGTGGGCGTCGCCTTCCCCGCCCATCCACCGGAAGTCGTTCGGCAGCCCGTTCTGCGAAGCGCCGTCGAAGTACTCGTACTGGCCCTCATGGGGGTCGACCATGTTGTTGTCGAGCCAGACCGTGGTGGCCCCGTCGACCTCGACCCGGAAGCACATCTCGGCCATGTTCACCGGCACCGGGATGAGCCCACGGAACTCCACGAACGCTGCCTCCGAGAGGAAGTTCAGAGTGGCGTAGGTGCCATGCAGCGTCCAGGTTTCCCCCGTGGGCGTAGCGACCCATGAGGTCATCGCTGCGTTCGTTGCGTCGTGCGGATCGAAGTTCCGAACGAGAGCCTCGGAACCGGATCCGTAGATGCCTGAGTAGGCCGCAGCCCGGTAGATGGCCCCATCCCAGTTCAACGCTGTGCCCCCGCTGTCGGAACCGACCTCGACCTCGGCCGCTGCGTTGAACAGCGTTCCCGTCGGCCCAGCGACGGTCGTACCAAGTTGCGTGAACGAGCCGATCACAGGTGGCGTCCGACTCCCCGTATAGGGGGACGTGTAGAACTTGATATCGCCCGTCGTAGCGTTACGGGTCACCAACGTCCAGAGTTGAGCACCGTCGGTGATGGTGGGGGAAGCGGTGGAGTCATACGCTGTGGCGTTGATGCCGTCAGTGGAGAGCACGATCCGCAGCCTGCCGGTCGTGCCAACGAGCCGGAAGCCCCACGACCGGTTGTTGCCCGTGCCCAGGAAGTGCGACATCCACGCCCGGTTCCCAGACGGCGTCCAGTCGGTAGCCGACGACAAGGTGAGCACCGACATGTCCCCGAGGGCACTGATGTCGGAGGCCGAGGCGTAGTTGCCCACTACACCTTGGAACGTCACCGACACACCGTTACCGATCTCCCCGCCGAGCAGGAACTCGTCCGAGGAGACGAACGTGGTCCCGGCATACGTCGGGTCGACGCCCACCAGGCCCCACTTCATCGTGGCGGACAGTGCCGAGGGCTGCACGGCGATATGGAAGACCACCGACATCCAGGGTCCCACGACGGGGAACCAGTTCGACTCGATCACCTTGTCGACGCTGCCCCCGGTGAGCATCCCGCAGTAGGGCCGGTAGGGGTCGACGCCCCCCGTCACCCGGGTGAGCGCCCCAGTGTTGTACCGCCAGTACATGCCCGGGGTGGGGTGCTCAAAGGAGGGGTTGGCGATCAGGTTCGTACGCTGCGGCTCCAGCCACATGTGGTGAGCGTGGGCCCCTTCCCACGGCGGCGTGCCAGGGTAGAGCAGCGTGTAGACGGCGCTGTAGGTGCTCGCCTTGTACGCCACCGTGCCAGCGTCGGCCACCGCCGCCTGGTTCGCCCCGGTGTTGGCGTAGGTGAACGACGTGCCGGTCGGCACCGCCGTGACCACCACGACGCCGTCCCAAGCGGCGTGGGTGGCGGTGGTGACCTGCACCACGGACCCGACGCTCAGCCCGTGGTTGGCGGTCGTCACGATGGTGGCGACGTTCGACGTCCGGGCCACCGTGGAGATGGTCAGCGGGGTCGTGGCCTCGACGGCGGTATCGATGAGGAGGACGTGCTCGTCGTCGTTGGCGGCCGAGGTGTTGGTCTGCCCGTACCGGGAGTCGTCGTGGATGATCGTGAAGTCCCCGATGCCCTGCGTCGTGTAGAAGAGCACGGGGTTCACCACGCCGCTGTAGGTCCCAACGAGGTGGTACACCGCCCCGACCATGGACTCCTGCACGACGGTCTCACCCCCGGGGGGCGTGAACGTCCACCCGGCGGGCTCCTCGATGTTGGCAGGGTTGAACGAGGCGGCAGTGGGGGTGTGCTCCTCCAGGTCGTAGACCAACTGGAGAGTCTCCCCGGTGATCGGCGCTATCGGTGTCCCATCCCTGAGGTAGAACGTGTACCCCACATCGATCACGGTGGCATCCGTGCCCGCCCGCACCGGGACGTACTCGGGGTAGTTCGCCAGGCTCGCCAACGAGGTGACGCCAGCGAAGCGGGCCTGCGAGCCCTCATCGATGGTCGGGCCTCGGGTGATGGCGACAATGTCGACCTGCCTCGGCGTCGTCCAGTTGATGACGTGGTAGTTGACCTTGAACCAGTCAGTGACCATGAGCGACATCAGGGAGCCTCACCCATCAGGTACTCGGAGCCGAGGAACTCGTACGGGACGCCCAGCGTGAGGTAGGAGTCGGTGTCGATGACGAACGTCGCAGCGCTGTTCAACTCCCAGTTGAACATGCACGCCGACACCCACCGGGACGCCGGAGTCGTCCAGGCGATGTAGGGGATGCCGAAGACGAAGTCCTCCCCCCGGAGGGAGAGCGGGGACTCGGAGTCGACGTAGTACCGCTGCATGGCGGAGGTGACGTTCTCAGTCACCGGGAAGGACTCCTCCTTCTCGATGAAGTCGTTGTCGATGTCGTAGACGCCGTTCTCGGGCTCGTTGAACCACATGATGCCGAGGACGACGATCCCGGTGGCTCCGGTGTCCTTCCGGGAGTACATCGAGAACGTGTAGATCTTGCCGCTCTCGCACTTGATGCCCTGGAGCCGGGGGTAGGTCGGGGAGGGAACCTGCTCATGCCGACGGCCGCCGACGAGAGCGGTGCCGACCCCACAGGCGATCAGCATCCCGTCCGTGCTCCCCTCGGTGCTGACGTGGAGCGCCGTGCGCCGGGTCACCAACGAGGTACCCGGGTCAGCACCCACCGGAGTGGTGAGGAAGGGGTCTTCGCTGACCTCCATGTCGACCTCGTTGAAGACCGAGAGCGTCCCGCCGACCCAGGACTGGCTGTCGAGGAACGCCTGGTTGTCGATGGTGAGGTCGCTCCAGGATCCCGACCCGCTGACGAACTCGGCGTCGTCGGTGAGGCACATCATGTTGACGCCCTCGATGATCTTGTTCCGGTACTTCGTGGCGGCGAGCGTCATCTTCGTGAGGCAGGAGGTGCTGCCCCTTTCGTCGTATAGGCGGCTTACCGCCCCAATAAGGGAGCGGTATCGGATATCTCCCAAACCGCCTTCGACCGGCACACCGAACGTTCCGACGCCGAGCGCCTTCAGCAACTCGACGTTGACCCGGTCGACGTCGTAGGTGTGCTCGATGCCGTCGGCCAGCGTCTTCGTGTAGTCCAGGTCGAACCCGACCACCTGGAGGATGCGCTGGAGCGAGCCCGCCATGCCGGTGCCTGCGGTGTACTCCTGGTCCCGGCTCTGGTAGTAGTTCGGGATGAGGTCATACAACTTCTCGGCGTGCCCGTGGGGGACCGGCGTGAGCGCCAGGCCAGTGCTCACCTGCCGCCAGCGCTGGGCCGACTCGGTGCCCTTCAGGTAGAAGAAGAGCGAGTAGTAGTACCAGCGCCCGGGCGGGAGGTTGCGGTCGTAGATGCTCTGCACCAGTGGAGTCGGTCGATTGAAGGTGTTCGCCGTGCTCGCAGGCTGCGTCTCGTAGTAGGGGAGGACGTCGGTGCGCTCGACGTCGATGTTCGCCACGGCCTCCGTGTAGGGGTAGTCGAAGATCTTCTCGCCGTCGATGGGGGTCATCGGATACCCGAAGGCGGAGCGGGTGACGGCGATCCTCGGCGTCAGGGAGTACTCGGAGATGTCGTTGAGGACCATGGCCTCGACCGACCGGTTGAGCCCCCAGATGATCCGCACCGTGTTGTAGTCCCACGTCTCGATGTGGAACGTGACCTGTGACGCCAGGTCGTCCAAGAGAGGGTCGGTGGGGACGTGACGCAGGTAGGCATTCGACGGCGAGGTGGCTGTGCCCGACAGGCCACCGACGGCGGCGATGTCGACCGAGTTGTTGTTGACCGTGAAGGTCGTCGCCGTCGGCGTAGCGACGATGCGGAAGGTCCCGTCGAACGGCTCTCCCAGCCCTTCGATGGTGACCTGCCAGCCGACACCGAACGTATGGGGGGTATCGGTCCCGAACGTGGCGGTACCACCGGCAACCCCTGCCGCCGTGATGGTGGCCTGGACGGACCGGACCGCATCACGGTCGACCTCAAAGGTCGGGGTCCAGAAGGTCATGTGTTCGCCAGACCGCCCGTGGCGATGACCCACGGTTCAGCGAGGTTCGGGTTGACCCGGGGGATCCGGTAGAGGTTCTCCGGGTCGGCCTCCTCGGAGTTGATGTCCTCCACCGTGTTCGGTGTCCCACCCGTCACCATCAACTCGTTCAGCGTGATGTAGTCCACGCCGTCGACCTTGAGCGCCGCCCGGTACACGTCACCGATGGAGACCCGGCGGCCGAAGTCGACGTTGTCGTAGTCGAAGACGTCCTCGACGTACGACTGCACGGCGGCACGCACGCTCTCCCGGTTGTAGAGCGGACGCACCTTCACGCTGATATCGATATCGGCATCGGTCCACTGCACAGGCTCGCCGTAGACCACCGAGCCGATCAACTTCTTGTCGGCCAGGTACGACTCCAAGGAGTTGATCAGGATCTCCATCGCCGGGTCCGTGGTGGTGATGCTGGCATTGCTCACGTCCGTCGGGGGGACCATCTCCAGGGCGTCACTGATCACCACGGCGAAGGTGAAACCCGGGCAGCCGACGACAACGGCGGTGGCATCAGACACGGCTGTCGTCGCCACGTTGGAGGCGGTCTGCTTGTACGAGAAGGTCGTCGCCGTCACCGCCGTGATGACGTGGGTGCCGTTGAAAGTTGAGTCCACCCCACTCACAGTGACCGTCTGGCCCACCCGGAAGCCGTGGGTGGTCGCAGTGGTGAGCGTGGCGACGTTGGAGGTCAGCACCTTGTTGTTGATCACCACGGCGCTGGTCGAGGGATACACCGCTGTGACTCGCTGAGTGCCGTCCATGACGACGTCCACACCCGCGAGGTACACGGTCTGACCCACCGTGAGCGCCGCCTCGGCCCCGAGGGCGATGGTCGCCACGTTGGTGGCGGCGTACTTCCCGATGACCGACGTAACCAGATACGCCTGGGACTGGGGCCCGCTGGCGATGCGGACGTACACCGAGGTGTAGTTGGCCCCGTACGCCGTGGCCTTCGTGATGCCAGGCACCTGGAGGGCCAGGCTGGTGTAATCCTCCAGCGTCACCGCCCTCTGCTTCAAGGCGTTCGACCGGGGGATGGAGTAGCGCATCGACTCCACCGACTCGACATCCGACCCGCCCACCGGGGAGCCGGTGTTGCTCACCGTCACTCCGAGGCTGGAGGCGAAGGTGTTGTCGAGGATGGACACGGTGTTCACGCCGAGGCTGTTGGCGAGGGCCCCAGAGCCGTAGCGGTACTCCACGAAGATCTGGGAGTTGTTCGGAGGGATCCGCCCGGAGACGGCGTCTCCGAAGAGGACATGGGTGAGGCCCTCGTCATCGACGTAGGTGGTGAACACCGACTGCGTGGGGGTGGCGAGAGCCATCTTGTCGACCTCGGCCCACGGAACGACCTGCCCGCCCTCCTTCGTGTAGATCTTCACCGTCCGGTCCACGACGCCGGGATTGGTGATCAGGTACTCAGCGGTGGGCACACCGTTGCTGGTCCCCAGGAGGTAGGGAGCCAGCGTCGTTCCCTCGGACGCCGAGGCAGCCACCGACACCGAGAAGACTGTCGAGTCGAGGGCCACCTGCTTGCCCGCCGCCGAGTCGAGGACCACCTGATAGTCCGTCTCAAACGCTATGGCGTTGCCCTCGGCATCCGACTCGGACGCCACCCGGGTCTTGGCCGGGATGATCACCACGTTCCCGGTGGTGACCGTGGTCGAGCCCGAGGTGGTACCGGTGGCCGGTGACGTGCTGGGGATCCCGTACGTCAACGAGAAGGGGAGGCTGAGGGTGGACTGCGTGGTGCTCTCCACCACGAACTGCCCGTCGAAGGGAGCCCCGAGGCCGTCCACCGTGATCGTCTGGCCGGGGACGATGCTGATCGAGAAGGACTCACTGGTCAGTTGCAGTGTCACGACCCCGCTCAACGCCTCGGCGGAGGAGACCGTGTAGACGAAGGTGGGGATGACCCCCTCGGGGAGGTTGTCGATGTCCCACTGCCAGTAGAAGGTGATGGGGACCGTAGCCGCACGCTGGCCCATCGGGACGTACCCGAACATGTCAGCGATGTACGAGATGCTCTGCCGCCGCACCGCCGTGCCGAGGAAGGCTTCCGAGCCGACCCGGTCGATGTAGTAGTTCATGATGTCGCCTGCGTAGGCGTACAACTCCAGGAGCATCGTCCCGAAGTCGCCCGTCTCCCCCACGGTCTGCCAGTCGGGCATGATGCCCTTGGCGAGACCGATGAGCGTGGAGCGGATGCCCTTGTAGTCCCTCGACGTGTAGTCGAGGATGAACCGGGTGGAGGTGCCGTCGTCAGCCGTAGTCATACCGTCGCCTCCGTCGTAGCACTCTCGTTCTCCAGCGTCACCGCTACGGACGTCTCAGGAGAGAAGTTGGACGTCTTGTATCGGATCTCGATGTAGACCACGTTGGGAT